CACTACATAGCATAATTGCGGATAAAGAGTTTGCTCACGAAACGGGAAATCTGCAATCCATGTATTCGGCATACGCTCAGGCATCATTGGTTTTACAGGAAAGACACGGTTTGACAGCCTTGAATGATGGGCACAGCAATTACGAAGCACGGCAAGACACTCCAACCAGCTTCGCAAGAATTTGTGATGATTCAAGCCGAACTCTCTCGCTACGGCATGTTTAGCGGTAGCATCCGAAAAGTTAGAATAAAGTTTGGATAGTGTACCCATTGAGATAACTTCCAACGTTTTCCAAACAGGAGGTAAGTCTGGCTCACTATACTTGCGAAAATGCTTTGTAATAAAATCATCATGAGAGCGAGATACTTCCTTACGGATAACAGCCAAGTTCGCTGCGAAACGCATCCCATTGGTTGCATAATTTTCGTCCATAAACCAAAATGCACCAAATTGAAGAGCAAAGTACTTGATTATTTTTGTGCGAACGGAAACTTCTATCGTTTGAATGGCGGTAAACAATAAAACTCTGAGTTCTTTGTCAAAAGAATAAAGGTCTATAATATCAGCAAAACTACTGCCTTCTCTGAATTGATGAGTAAAACGGTCGGCTTCAAAGTGTCTCCAATAACCAGCAAGGCGAAAATAGCTGATGGTGTCAAGCACCTTAATAGTTTGCTCAACATCATCAATAAGCAAACCTCTCTCTTTGAGAATATCAATTTGCTGCTCTGTGGTTATGGCTTGATGTGTATATCTAACTCCCATAAATAGAAATGTCCCGCTGGGTACGCTAATCTTACGGGAAGCGAGCGGGATTTGTTGATGCAAAGGTAATCTTTTATTTTTTATCTGCAAAAAAACAGCACCAGATATACAATTAAATGTGTATTTAGTTGCTTTTTACAAAGTAATCTCACTGGCGTCTTTTAAAATCTGTTAATGCGAAATTGTTAAACTCTGTATTCATGTTGGTTACGCGATTTTCAGGCCTGCAAACCTTGTCGCACTTTTCAAATGATTATATTGGGGTTGGAGCCTTAAAACTCGGTTCCCCAATTTTTCATGAATGCAGGACGATACATTTTCAGCCAGATTGTTGACTTTTTGCCAAAACGCAAATTTGAAAGAATCATGGAGCATCGTACCAAAAATAAGGTTGAGGACAGAACCCTCGGATGGCAGTTGTCTTATTGGGGACAGTTGCTTGTCCTTATATTCGGTCAACTGCTCGGATGTCGAAGTCTCCGTGAACTCTCGGATATCACTACAGCACATCGCAAGAAATCCTTTCATCTCGGATTTGGCAAAGAAGCGGTAGACCGTAATATTCTCTCCAGATGCAATACCAATCGTGATTGGCATGTGTTCGAGGAGTTCGCCAACCATATGATTGTGCTGGCTCAGGAAGCCCGTATAGACCGGGAATTTTGTATCGGCGGCAAGTTCTATGCGTTCGATTCCTCCACGATTGACCTTTGCATGAGTGTTTATGACTGGGCAAAGTTCAGAAGCACCAAGTCCGGCATTAAACTGCATACCCAACTTGATATAGTGACGCAGATTCCAGTTATGATAAACATCACCAATGCCTCGGTTCATGATGTAAATGCGATGGATATCATTGATTATGAACCGTTGGCCGGTTATATCTTCGACCGTGGATACTGGGACTTGGATAGGCTTCATAAGATTGAGGAACTTGGAGCCTTCTTTGTCATAAGAGAGAAGGCTAAGCCGAAGTTCATTGTCGAGGATGGTCTGGACATGCCCGAGAATGGAAACATTCTTCAAGATTATACCGTAAGGTTTACCGGTAGACGCAATGCATCCAATTACCCTTCCCGGATTAGACGTATTGTAGCGTATATCCCTGACCTGAAGAGAAGTTTTGTTTTTTACACAAATAATTTCTTCCTGTCTGCCGAACAGATTGTGTTCCTTTACAAGAACCGATGGCAGGTGGAGCTTTTCTTCAAATGGATCAAACAGCACCTTAGAGTCACCACATTCTGGGGTAATTCCGAGACATCCGTCAGAATACAAATTTATGCGGCTATATGCACTTACTGCGTTGTCGCAATAATCGAACATAAAATGAAACTTGAAAGAAACATCTACGAAGTCATGAGAATCCTCGGCAGCTCCCTGCTTGTCAAGGAGCATATCAAGGACTTGTTGACTCCAGAACCGGTGCCAGCACAAATAGCAAATTGCCATCCAACTCTTGACCTCGAATTTGATTAACACTTTTTAAGAGACACTAGTGAAACATATACAATATTGGGTATATTTCTTTTCTACCGCTATATTTTTCTTTTGGCTTGGAAGTCTTTGTGGTGCTGGATTGGCATATCACAATGCTGAAAAGCAATCTGAGAAATACCGGGTGGAAATGGTGAAGGATTCACTTTATTTTGAATACACTCATAACCCACAGTAAAACAATGAAATTCCAAACAACCCAATGGCCCATCACTATAACTTTAGATGTGGCCGACGATTACACTGAAGGCATTGACAAAGAAAACTTAAAAGAAGAATCTCCTGAAGAACTGATACAACTGCAAGAGTTAGCTGATATGCTTGCAGACGTACTTATTAAAGCCAAAGGTCAGATTCTCGCCAAACAGGAAGCCAAACGTAAACAAACAAAACAACAATAATGAAAATTCTAACTGCAACTATCATCCTTCAAGAAAATGAGGATGAAAAATATGATGTAGATACATATAATCACATCATTACTGAAGCCATCATCGACAATACAACTGCCAATATCTTGGATGGCAACATAAACATGTTTGAAGTCACACTATAATGTCACGAAAAGCTAAACTCATTTCTACTGGAGAAATTGTAGAAGTGCATGTCGATATGGATTATCATGGCAATACTACATGGCTTGATACATTAACAAAGACTGAATATTATCCTTCTGAATTAGAATTTCTACCAGAAGATCCAAAGCCTATATCTCCGATAACTTCTCTTTCCCAGTTCACTGATGAAGAGTTAAGGGGTGAATTAAAACGTCGAGAAAAAGAGCGTCGTTCACAATTCCCTCCCAATATCCGGTGCCGTGATTGCAAGCATTGCGTGAAAGGACTCGCGTTCAAACATCAGTACATTCCAACAACCGTTTGTCGAATGAATCCTAAGCCATCTCAGGGGTCGGATAGATACTACTCAACCGTATGCTCTCTTCGAGCTTGTGATAAATTTGAAGCTAAAACACAATAGATTATGAGCAAACGAATAACAATCACCATTGATGATGACATATCAGATGTAAAAGCTCTGGAATGTGTACTGACAGCTATAAAGCAAGGGAGAATATCTAACGATACAAAAGGTAATAAGTTTTACTGTTGGGGAATTGTATTCCCGGACAAGAACGATGATATAAGTTCTAATGGTATTGCATTATGGACCAATAATCGTTCTAAAGAACCTAATGCGAGTTTCCGAATTACTCACCCCTCTGCAAATATGTGTAATTAAAACTTTTTCATAAAAAGAATATGGCAGCAAAAGACTATGAGTTTTATCCGGCAGCATTAACCGGACAAGTTTATCTGGCTAAGAAAACTAAAACGCCGCATCTAATGAGCAAAGATAGGCGTGTCGTTACCGATGACGAGATAATTGGACTATTTGAACATTATCTCAGAAAATTCTGTGCGAGGAAGGGTGGTGATACAATTAACATCACTGATGAAAACGGTAAGATATTATTCACTGCCACACTTAAAGATACTGACGATGAAACTGAAAACTAAAATCGCTCAAATTCTGAGAAGATGGGCTGAAAAGTTAGAGCCTATCTTTCCATACGATGTGAAGCATATCCCATATCTAAAAGAAGAGAGGCACGATATCCAGAAAATGATGTCGCAGCACTCAATACCCAGATATGTATATGATCGAGATCCAAACCGCATGAATAGGCTGGTTCGTGAAGATATTGCTTCTGGGATAGCCAAGGGATTAGATGCTAATGGCCTCATTAAGATAACGATTGAGCCTACTCCAGAAAATGTGAATTACATCGGAGAACTATATATTATTGACTTTCATAAGGATTCAATATAATCAAAATCTCAATGCCTTGGGCGGCTTAATAAAACCCACAAGAAACAATATGGAGATAATCAAAATCGAAAAATTCCCATCAATCGAAGGCGTGGCTAAAGACTTCGCCAAAAGAGCAGTTGAAGGCTGTAAGGGCAGTCTTGATTTAGAAAAGTGCGAAAAGCAGATCGCATTTGCTGTTGACTATGGTCACGAAAATGCTTGGCAGCTGCTTGACACTATGGACTTCGGCGATGCAATCAGAGCACTCAAAGCCGGTGCTAAAGTGGCCCGTAAGGGCTGGAACGGTAAGGGGATGTTCCTCTGGCTCAAACCAGCAGCCACCGTCAAATCCGAATGGTGTAAAGATCCTATGCTGAAAAAGCTGGCCGATGACAATGGCGGCACTATCGAGGCTGCTGGCACTATCTGCATGTTCACTGCCCAGCACCAGATACTCACCGGCTGGCTTGCTTCCCAGACTGATGTGCTTGCTGAGGACTGGGTAATCGTTTCAGAAGCTGAATGAAAATCCGTCTGACAGGTTCTTCACAATGATGACCAGTAAAAAGATGTATTTTCGCAACATGGAGACTGGAGAAGAAACCGAAATTATCAATGGCACTACTAAAATGGAGTGCTGTGATAACGATACTTCTTCAGTCAATATTTGCAATTCATATTACTTTGAGTGCGATGTCAAATTGCCTTTGATGAATCAGGCAGCAAAAGACTTATTCTTTGGTAATCCAGCGTGGAAAACGGCTTGTCGGCTTGCTGATAAACTGAATGGTCTCATTGAGGAGTATCATGCACCCGGCAACACAAGAAAAGTGCGAAGAGCCGTCCAGCGTCAATTTGATAAGACATTCAAAATCTTCCGCAACCACTGTCAGGATTGTAATATACAATACACTTTCCAACGACCGAACAAATGAGAAATGGGGGTAGTCATTAATTGACCGCCCCCATTCTTTAGAACTTCATCGCTGCCAACACCTTATTCCGGCTGGAAGCGTCCCCCTGATTATTGTAATAAATCTTCTCACAGTTATCAACACTGGTTCCCATCATATTCGCCACATATATCACCGGTACGCCTCTGCTGATATAATGGGTTATTGCAGTGTGACGAAATGTGTACGTATGTAGAGGGAAAGAACAGCCTATGGCTTTTCCCACTTTTTTTAACCAATAATTCAATTTCCCTATAAAGTGTTTTATATCACCATTATTGGTGGTTTGCGTTTTTAGTTTTTCCTTATTTCGTATAGGGAAAATATAACCATCCTTAGAGTATTGCCGCCATCTTAGCATAATCCGGTCAAGCTCCTGATTAATAGGAACAGAACAAGGAACCGACTGTTTCTCTGAAATCTTCCTGCGCTTAAACACAAAGTGGCTGATGCCTCCTATTTTTTGTATGTCCGAATATCTAAGAGATATGGCATCACAGGCGGACTGACCGGTATAAAGAATAAACAGACAGAAATCACGATACAGCTCATTCAATGGGGATGTGGAAACTTCCGCAAGATCAAGATTGGCAAATTGCTGACATTGCTTCTCAGTGAGTGTGTTAAACTTATGTGCGCTGCCACGTTTTTTCTTCCACCAGCTGCAATCTTTAAAGTCCTCGAATTTAAGATGTCCCGCCTTCTCCGCTTTTACGATTATAGAATGCAACATGGTTGAAACATAATTCTTACCCTTGCCAGCCCGTGATTTTTCAATCCACTCAAACGTGCTGTCGATGAATCCCGGGGTAAGTTCTGTAATTAGCAATTTCTCATATTTTATTTTTTTTGCCTTACAAAACTCCTGAAGCCTACGTTCACATTTCTGATAAACTTCAAAACTGCCTTTTGTTGTTCCGTCAGAATGTTTCCTTTTGTTGAGGTCATCTATCACAGATTGGATAAACTGCGAGACAGTGGGGGTGCCGGCATTATCCTGCCTTGCAGTCTCCATAGCGGCAATCATTCCAAACACACTTCCTGTCCAATTGATTGCCGCCTCATCATATTTTTGCCGGAATTGCACGAGAATTGAGTTGTTCTCATCACTGAAGGGACAACTTGGGATAAAAAGCTGTTTCTTCTGGTTCCAATGTCTTTTCTGTATTGAACCTTTCAGCAGCTTTGTGACATTGATAAACTTCGTTTCTCCGTCTTGATAAAGCCTTAACCGGAGTTGGAAACCTTTGTTTCCGAACATCTGATAGTTGATGGTGATCATTACGTTGCTTTTAATCAATTAACTATTGCCGATTTTTTGCGTCACAAATCATGCACATCGTTAATTGTTTTTAGCCTGACACTGCTTAACCGACCATAAACTGTACAGCGTTTTGTTCGGACTTTGATAAGCTAATTCAAAGTTTTTCAACTTATTATGATAAAAACCAGTTTGCCTTGGTGTACAGGGTAAACTGGTTTTCATCATTCAGCGGAAAGAGAGGGTTAATCCTGAAATTCACAATAAAATATTGATAACCAGTGAATTCGCATATTGCAATTTCTGGAAAAATCACATTGTATGCACAAGTTGTGACATAAAATCACATTTTGCATCACAAAATTAGCTATAAAATTTGAATTTTAAGACCTATTATTTCATCAAAATTTGAATTTTAAGCCTCTCAAAAGCCCTATAAGTGTTAAATAAAGTTAATAAATAAGGCGATCACCCTGCTTTTACACAAGAATGACCGCCCTGCCAGGCAAGAAAGAAAGTTGTTCAAATTAGCCAAGGATTTTCGTTAGGGTCATAACTTCTCTGAAAAGTCTCCAATGCCCAGTCCACTTTAGGGGCACACGAATCATGCTCCCTCTTTCTCGGCAACTGAGGATTGATCTTGAACTTCGAGGCATTGTAGAGCCACTGTATCGAGTCCTCATAGGCCCAACGCCGTGTCTCAGGAATATTGGTGGCAGAAATGATCGAATGAAGATGATATAGGGCGATACGGCTTAGGGGGGCCACGATATTTGCCTTTCT